TAGGATTCATCTATTACATCACCGAATGTATGAAATCCCATTAGGCGTAAATTATGTAGTTGATGTTGTCCGCCAAGCGTAACAAACAAACGTCGTGCTAGAATAGGCTTAATTGATTTTTCGGTGTAGAAACTGTAGTGGTTACTGTAGTTTGTTTCTGCTACTAGAGTGTAAGCAGTTTGATTATAAATGCGTAACGGCACAATTTGACTAATGCTCATCCGATGTCCGTAATATGGTAGTCGATCCACGGTCCATTCAACAGGCTTATCAATCAACAGGCCATTGTTTTCCCATATCCACTTGGTTGGATCACTAAAGTTACAATTGATGTCACCCAAATAAGTCACAAGGTTAACGTCTGTGTTGATATGTTCTGCCGCAAAATCTCTATGTGTTTTTTTGCGACCAAGTAGTGCGTCAAAGTAGTATTGTTTTTTTGTGTAAGGAACAAGCACATCTAATGTTTCAGGGCGAACATGTTTGTAGAAATGTGTAGTAGTTGTGAACCAATCGTAAAATTTATGTACAGGGCTAAACACTAGATCAAAGTTAAATTCGCCACATATAAAATAACTGATTTTACGGTTATCATGGCGCTGAACTATTTCTATAGTTCTATCATGCAGTTCGCTCATTAAAATTAACACATGGTCCGAGCACGATGCCAATTCGTCGACAAGTACGTCAAATTCTGCACGTACAGGATACGGCATTTGCAAACAAGCAATTTTACTGCTATGGGTACTGCTACGGAATTGGTCTATGTCATTGTAGACCTGTATTGAATCAAGTAAACTACACTTATTAAAATGATAAAAGAAAAGGGCATCCGTTTCTTGCGTCACGAATACCCCTGTCGGGATTACTGCCATGTAAATTACTTGGCTACAGCTTTTGGTTTACGTGTTGTAGCTTTTTTAACTGCGGTAGTTGCTTTGGTAGCCGCTGCCTTGGCTTTGGTAGCAACAACTTTAACTTCAGCTTTAACTTCAGCAACTTCGGCTTTAACTTCAGCTTTAGCTTCTTCGGCAGTTACAACACCATCGTGGTTGGTGTCGGCTTTTTTAGCAAATGCTTTGTAAAAAGTATAAGCGACTACAGCTACGATTGCAATGATAACGATTGTAGAAAAATCCATTTTAAATCTCCTATTCGAATAGATATAATATTTAGCGCACCGGGTATTAATGTAAACTATTTTGCCCAAAACGAGTAATATTCTGTTATAATATGTTGCGTTGCAACATAAATAATGTTATACTAGATACTTAGTATAGCAACAAACAAGATGCTGAATAATTCGGGTCTTGTAATAACATTTCGCTTAATAAAGGAAAAATAAAATGTTTACATTAGATACAACCATTGACACAGTACAATCTGCAAAGAAACAGTTCGTTAAGACGTTTATAACAAACGAAACAATCGCTAAGGCAATGAATGAATTTGTTGATGCACAAGCCGCATACACAAAACAAGCAACTAAAGTTGGTGCAGATACATTTAACACACTAGCACAAGAATCTGTTAAGGCAGTTAAAGAAGCTTCAAAATTTGACTACACTAAGTTTGGTGAAGGCATTATGAAGGCCTACACCGCTCAAAGCAAAAAGTAATCTGTTGTATTAAAACAACACCTAAAACCCCACCATTGTGTGGGGTTTTTCTTTGGGTTGACCGTTAAATCCATTAAATGTATACTAGCTATATTGTAACCATGATAGGAGCTAGAAATGAAAGAAAAAGAACTAGAAACAAAATCAGCAGGATACTATGCGTATGCCGCTAGCCGTGATGCTTCAATGAAATCCTATGCCGCTAGCACATCTTACACAGAAGCAGAAAAAGTAACAGCAGAACGAGTCAAGTTGGGGCTAGAAATAGTTTATTCAGCCAAGGGTGTGTATCTTACATATCGTAAAAAGTTCATCAGCATTAAATTAGATGGCGCCCGTGTCAGGGATCGTATTAATCTTAAATTCCTTGAAGCAGAATATGAAACTAAAGGCTATACCAAGTCCTCTTCTGCACAAGGTATCATTTACCATATTCCAAAAATTTAACATGATTTCAAATCGTACACTAACCATTATTGGTTGTGCTCTCCTTGTGGTGTTGTTAGTTCGTCAAGAAACTAGAATGGATATGCTTGAAGAAAAGCTCGACGACATTATCCAGATCAAAGAGCGTATAAACTATACCAAACACGATTTGGATTGTTTAACTAAAAACATTTATTACGAGGCTGGCGTAGAATCTGCGGCGGGAAAGTTTGCAGTGGGTCACGTTACAGTCAACAGACTTAAAACAGGATATTGGGGTAATTCTATCTGTAAAGTAGTCTACGCAAAAAAGCAATTTAGTTGGACCATGGTTAAAAAGTTACCTAGGCCAAATAGCCAACTTTGGGCAGAGTCAGAAGAAGTGGCCCGCAGGGTACTAGATGGGCATCGGGTCCGCGGATTAACTAAAAGTTTGTTTTATCATGCCACGTACATTAAAGACCCACACTGGGTTGACCTAAAGCATGAGGCCGGCCAAATTGGTAGCCATGTATTTTATAATCGTGCCAAAGGAAGTACATTGGGCATTTGACCTTTAAATGAATTTAATGTAACATTGTATCAGTGGTAGAAGTTCTTGTTTAATCCAAGTAGGAGTTTACTATATGAGTATTTTAACTTTAAGGCAACGATCGCTAATTGCGTTTGATGAAACAAATCCAAAGCACCGATTAGAGTATTACAAATTTACAAAGTTTAGGACATGGGGGTACTGTCCGGTTAGATTTATGTGTGATGACGGCGTTAGTACTAACTTGGTTAGCCACGTTACTAATAAAATGTTGAATTATTATGTAAGCAAAGAGTTTAAAAACAAAAAGGTAATCAAATGAGTAATCAAGTCGAAAATATGGCAAACCAGGCTGTGTTCCAGTTGCAGTTTAACACCCGCGATGCGGTGCGTTATGTAGTTAGGAATACGGGCATTGATCAATCTACTGCTCAACAGGCAGTTAAACGAGCAGTGACATTTCACAAACATTAATGAAACTTGTAGCTATACTTTTTGTAGGTTTATTGGCGTTGCCTGCTTACGCACAGACTCCAATGACCTACGAAGAGCTGACTCAAATCAAAGTTCATAATGATATGTGTCCCAGCATAGACAAATATGTCGATTTTCTTGAGCGTCAATTAAAATTAAAAGGGTTGGAAAATGCAACTCCGGAAAACTTAAATGATGCAGACCGTAAGTATAACGCAGAAGTTCGTATTGCCATATGGGCATTGCGAATAGGTTGCAACAATCCTAACAGGTACAAATGAAACGACTAATTATCGCCGGACTTGTACTAGTCAGCATCAATGCTGTAGCAGATTGCTATGTGCGTTCTAATGTTCGGTTATCTCGTGCCGAAATCAATGCTGGGCCAACTGACTTCCAAAAATTAGTTGTGCCAGATGTAGCAGGACAGAAGTGTGTTGTTAGGTATCGTGTTCATATTGGTGATGTATGGCACACCGCAGAGGGTTCGGGGATAGGTAAGGATGAAGGTTCTGCCTGTGCCCAAGCAATGGATATTAGTCGTGGCCGTGTTTTGGCAGAAGTTGAGCCAAGCAGAGTTACGTCTGATACCCAAATGGTATGTAGTGATGTAACGGATATTCGAATTCGTCCAGTGCGAATTGGCGAAACGGTTTGGGAATCCGAAACTGACATGCATCGTCATGAACAAGAACGAAAGTATTTTGATTATAAGCAAACCAAATGCCGTATGTTTACTGAACGTAATGCTAAGGACCGAAATCTTTACACTTACCAAGGTATCATATGTAAAGTTGACACTTTGCCCAATTCGAAATGGCTAGTCGTTGACAAATATTGATGTTTAATATAAACTGTAATTATTGTAACCAACCGAAAGGTAATGAAATGAAGAAGTTAGCCCTTGCTGTAGCTGTTGCAGGTTTATTGAGTGCCTGTGGAACTACCAGTTCCAATCACGCTCAACAATACAAAGAACAGTATGATCGCCAAGAAAAGCAGGCAAAGACTGCAATCTCTGAAGCACCCGATTGGATGAGCAAGTTGCCCAAGTCGGTTAATGCTGTTTATGAAAATGGTACTGCTACCAGCACAGATATGTCAATGGCGGACCTAAAAGCCAAGACTATTGCTTATGCCAAGATCTGTACTGCCGCAGGCGGTAAGGTTCGTAGCCAGATGAAGATGTATCGAAACGACAATGGCGATGCCAGTGTTGAACAATCTGAGTTGACTGTTCGTAGCCTTTGTCCGGACATTGACATTACTGGTGTAGAGACTGTAGAAATGAAACACGTGGCAGACGGTAATCGTATCCGTACTTATGTGTTGGTAGCATTGCCAATTGGGCAGGCCAACATTTTGAAGTCTACTAAAGACGCCGAAAAACGTGCTCCAGAAGCATTTAGGGAATTAGACGCAGTTACTACCGGTCGTCCTGTATCTGAAGCTACTCCTACCCAAGAACGTGGCATTACCTTAATGCCCGTAGATAACGAAGAGTATAAGCGTAAGCGTGATGAAGCACTACAAAAGCCCGGTGCTGTGATAGGACAAGTAACAGTTCAATAAGTACGCATATTATTTGATAAACTAGTCGTTTTTGCCCTCCTAAGGTATATTATAAATACCTTAGCGAGGGCATTATCATGGCTAGACCAAATCCCATTAGAGCATACATGCAAGCAGAACTCCCGGGCATTACGTATCAACGTAGGCTACAGTTTCGTCCTAGCTATTCAGAAATAAACTACGTATATAATATCTGCAATCGGTATCTGTTTGACAACCGATTAAAACAGCCAGAAATTGAGCAAGGTAGTCGACGCCAAACTTGGGGATTTTGCTCCTGGGAAGAAGTCAAACAAGCGACTGGTAGCTACTGTACTATCAAATTAAGCGATAAATGGTTTTGCCCACAGTGGTTTGTACAAACTCTAGCACACGAAATGGTACATCAGTATCAATGGGACTTTACTCGTTTTGAAGAATACGATGGTGTTATGCCAAACTCTGGTGCCCACGGTCCTAGCTTCTTTGCACACCGCGAACGATTTGATTATTATGGTTTGCGTTTAAAAACCAGTTATGGACGCAAGCGTTGGTTCAAGCATCAAAGTTTTTATAAGTGTTGACATTTCCTCTATAATCCACTATAATTAGCTATAATTCAAACAAGGAATGTTATGCCTAATTTAGTACCTATTGTTCTCGAAAAAACCGCCAATGGCGAACGTTCATACGACATCTATTCACGTTTACTTAAAGATCGTATTGTTATGCTAGATACCGAAGTAAACGAGCACACAGCAAGCCTTTTAGTGGCTCAATTGCTGTTTTTAGAGTCCGAAGATCCCGATCGAGACATCTTATTTTACATTAATAGCCCTGGTGGCAGCGTTACAGCAGGTATGGCCATTTACGATACAATGCAGTTTATCAAACCCGATGTAAGCACTATTGTTATGGGGCAAGCATGTAGTATGGGAAGCCTACTATCAACGGCAGGTGCCGCGGGTAAACGTCTAATGTTACCACATGCACGTCATATGATTCATCAACCCAGCGGCGGTGCCAGAGGGCAAGCAACGGATATCCAGATACAAGCACAAGAAATCCTAAAAATGAAAGAGTACTTGACACAAATTTATGTTGATCATAATTCTGCTGGTAAAACCTTTGACCAGTTTAGTGCTGATATGGAACGTGATAACTTTATGAGTGCCAAAGAAGCACTAGCATACGGTCTTGTAGACGAGATTATATCAAAGCGATAGTACCGTCATAATAGTTTAATATTTTGTGTTGCAATACAGCATAAATATCTAAGTAGAAACCATGAGTCTCTACAAAAATATAGGAAAAACACAAAATGTTATTAGAACGAATATTAGAACGTCTAGCTGAGATGTTCCCAAAACAACAGTACCAAAGCCGCTTAGAGCAGTATATCAACAGCAAGCATCCAACCAATGCGGCTGAAGTAGATTACTGGCAACGCCAATACGACACCGAAGCACAATACTGGGGTCGTGGATTATGATCAAGGCCATCTGGAACTTTTTAGAAGCTGTAGGCCAGGCTCGTGCCGCTTGCTATCATGCTCGTCAAGGTCGTTGGAAAGACGCACAAAAGCTGTATAAGTAATTATTGAAAATCTTCATAAGTAGTGTATACGGAGATCTTCAATGAAAAAGTTTTTATTACTATTAGCCTTTGCACCTGTATTTGCATTTGCACAAATTAACCAACAATGCCCGCAGTTTACAGCCAACGGCACACCGCAGTATGCGGCACAACCGGGCGATCAAGAGATTTGCCACATGAACTATGCGGTAATCCACCGTTGTAGTGTCAAAGCTCCAGTGGCAGTATTTGAACATTTGACAGTGGCCGCAATGACCGGCCCGGCCAAGCGCAAAGATAACTTCCACCCAGACGCAAGTGTTACACCTAATTGCTCTGCTAGTTTAGCTGACTACGCTATTGTAGGAAAAACACACGATCGTGGACATATGGCTCCGGCTGGTAACAACACACAAAATGATGCTATCATGACGGAGAGTTTTAACTTGTCAAACATGGTTGCTCAAATTGCTAATAACAATCGCGGCATTTGGAAGCAGTTAGAAACATATGAGCGTCAATGGGCAACTAATCCAAACGCAGATTTCTACATCATTTCTGGCGGCATTTTTGATCAAGGACATCCTGTAATTGGCAACGGTTTAGGAATTCCAACACGTTTGTACAAAATTATTATTGAAAAGAATAGTCGCAATGTACAAGCGTATTTAATGCCTAATGCGGCACTACCAGTACAAGATTTACCTAAATACCAAGTACCAATGGCGGAAATTGAACACGCTACAGGAATGAAATTTAACTTAGGTCAGTAATTTAATCCATAGATAAATACTAGGGTAGTGTAACAACTACCCTATTTTTATGGCGGATACAACATGAGATTTTTTGAATTTAAAGAACAACAACTACTTGCTGAACGCACACTGGGCGGTTTTGCCGTCAAGACAGTACACATTGCTGATCAAGAATTAGACGAATTTGCACCAACCGGTAGCGATGACCGTGAACCCAACGAAGAAGAAATCCTGCATAAGTTGGCCGCACAATGGTGGACCGGGGACGAAGATCCACGTGCTGAAAAAACACTAACAGCCATGGGATGGGAAATTGGCCAAGATGAAGGCTACGACAACGGCGGTGCATTTGTTGTACGTGCCGGTGATATAAATGGCAACAGTTTTATTAGTTGGCCAGCTGAAGAACTAGAAGAATTAACCGAAACAGCCGAAACTCCCGTACATCGCATTGCGTTGACTGTGACAGATCCCAACCACCCGATGGCGAGCAAGCGCGATGAAACTATACAAAAGACTGTGCGTGTGCCTGGAGCAGATCCTGCCAAGGCCATCAATGCGGCTATTGCACACTATCGTCGCAAAGGTTACAAGGTACACGACCATCACTATGTTGGCACAGTAGACGAGCCAATCAATGAGCTAAGTCCTAAGACACTGGGTAGCTATGCAAAGAAGGCCGCAGTGGATGCCAAGTTCAAAGGGCACCAGGCCGGCGCACAGCAAGGTGATGCAATGGCACATGCCAAGCATCCAGGCGACGGAGTTGGCGCAGGAGCCGAACTAGATGACCGAGCACACAAGCGACTCAAAGGCGTTGGCCGTGCAATAGACAAACTGACTGGGACCAACGAAGCAATCAAACTAAATGCTCCACAGCGCCGTATAGATCGTGACGAATTACAAGGCTATGCTGACCGTATTAAAACTGGCACAAAAACCAAAAAAGAAAAACTAGCACCAATTATTCACGGTAGCAATATCAAAGCAATTACAAAAGATTCAGGCGAAGAATGGGACCTGGATGATCTAGCTAGACAAATTACTACTAGACCTAGAGCTATCTTGGGAACCAATGCCAAGATGGAAAAGAGTGCTACCGAAGGTGAAATAGTATATGACTTAACACTACCTGCATTAAGCGGTATTGTGGTTGATGAAGAGTCAGGCGACTTTGTAGAAATTACCACTTGCCCAGGTGCAGGTGGTTGCCAACTATTTTGTTATGCACGTAAAGGCGGATATGTGATGTTCCCAGCCAGCTCAATGAGTGCGGCACAGGCATTGAACTTCTTGGTCAATGATCCAGAAGGATACACAGCCGTTGTTAATAAAGAAATTAACTCTATCAAAGGTAAAACTGACAAGCGCAATATTCAATTGGTTGTGCGGTGGCACGATGCCGGCGACTTCTTCAGTAAGGAATATTTAGATCTTGCATACGGTGTTGCAAACGCCAATCCGGATGTTAAGTTTTATGCTTATACAAAAATGGCCGATGTAGCTACCGGCAATAGTCCAAAGAATTTTATTATTAACTTTAGTTCTGGTGCAAAACGTGGTCAAGAAAAGAAAGTTGAAATACACAAAGCTCAAGGCAATGCAGTCAAGCAAGGACTTACACTTCCTAAAGATATGTTCCGTGGCTTGTTTGTGACTGATGCCAAAGGCAAATATGTCAAAGACGAAAAAGGCCGCACACAGGTCAAAGGTGATGCTGAGTGGAATCAATTCAAACAAAACTTAGCTTCCACATATAAAATTGACCCAGACACAATTATCACATACGATCAAATGCTGACTATCCCTGAAGGTCCCAAGCCCAAGTGGAACGTGGTCATATTCCCGGCAGGTCACGGAGACCGTGCGGCAAATAGACTTGACGTAGAAAACAGTTTCTTGATGTTCCATTAAAATGCGAGCAAAAGATTTTGTCATATCAGTTAATGAAATCAGCGACAAGCGACTACAAAGCTATTTAGGTCGTGCTGACCGTCAAGTTAGCAATAGACTAGATCGTATGAGCCAAGCACGTGAACGCCTGAATAAAGGCTACGAAATTTATGATGCCAATGAACCTACACGCATCATTGATCGATTCGAAGCCAATAGTCCGCAAGAAGCTCAACAGTATTACCAACACTACATTGATAACTATAATCCAGGTGACCAAAACTTTGAGTTTTACCTACGTCGTAGTACAGGAATTATAGAAGCATTTGATCAGCCTTACCCATCTAAATGGGAAAAAAGTGATTATGGTGACTATGATGCGTTAGCCAAGTTGCCCGATGGTACCAATTTAAGTATTATGTTCAATCACGAAGGCGACGATGAATGGCAAGTTGAATTTTATAGAAACAACAGCCAAGAAGTCACAGGCGAAGGTGATGCACAACGAGTATTTGCTACTGTATTAAATTCAATACAACAATTCATTGAAAAACAACATCCGGGCCGCATTCGTTTTAGTGCTACAAAAGATGATGATGGCAACAACCAAAGTAGAGCTAAACTCTACGATCGATTAGTTCGGCGTTATGCTAATTCGTGGGGATATAGTGTTGAGATTTCCGACCACGCAGGTTCTACTGTGTATGAACTGTTTAACGACCTAAATGAAGTAACAATGGTTCCCACAGTTGCTAAAAGCAAACGTGAACACCTAGATGTCATGCCCAACGATGGCCGTCCTATTCCTAAAGGTCAAGAAGCAGATTACCTAGGCAACCTAGTAGCTGATATGGGCAGTGGACTCGAACTATGGTCGTGGACCAATCGTGGCACAGTTACTTACTATGTATTTGATACTGGTACTCGCACAAGCCAATTGGGTACTACGGGACGCCCTTATAAGACAAACAGAGATAGTTTTGTCATCCAAGGTGTTTATTCTGGCCCTAAAAATACATACCGTGCGGCTGACTTATATGCCTTCCTGATTTTAAATCAAGGCCTAACTCTAGTAAGCGATAACAAGCAAAGCACAGGCGGATATCGTGTATGGCAAGAATTAGAACAGCGTTATAAAACGATTAACGTACACGGATTTGATACTAAAACCGATCAAGGTGTAAATGTAACCACCCAGGATGAGCCAGATACTCATGTTGACCGTGCCGATGTTAAGAAAGCAGGACCACAAATGAAAAAAGAACTAGGTAGTGTCAGTAGAGATTTAAGGTTTGTGGCAAGCGCAAAATAACAAAACCCGCACTAGGCGGGTTTTTTATTGATGTGTTATTGTTTTTATTTACAACTCTTTAGCTGACCAAAGCGTATGTAATGGTGCGGGTAACACCCTTTGAGTGTAATTGTTGTACAAATTTATTGTCTGCAAAAAAGTTAGTAGTAAAGTCTGCGCTGTTGGCATATTGATTAACTACTGTAACAGTATTGGTACCCACTGTGACCGATTGCACTTTTGGTTCTACTGCTAGAGCATTTCCAAAAATTTCTATAGTTGCTTCACCTTCGGGGAAAGTGTATACTGTGGTGCAGGTAAAAGGAGATGCAATACCAGTATTTTCAAAAAAGTTTGTTTGCGATTCAAGCACAAAGTTGTTGGCTGTGACATGGCTGACAAATTGATTATCTAGATCAATTCCCAATGCTGTATCATATGCTGAATATGTTGCAAAATCTGCAAATGTCAATGTTTCAGTTTGTGTCAATTCATTGTCACTAATTACAAGACTATGTGTAACTTTTCCAGCATCGCGTAGCGCCTGAGTGGCAGCCGAACCGCTGTGTGAAATACCACCAGTTTCGTTAATAAAAAATGGTACACTAGTACTTGGACGAGTTAATCGTTTGATATCTGTAATTGTTTGTACGCTCATAGGTAAAATCCTTGTTATATTGTATTTATGTCAGTTTCAAAAAGTGTTGTTAAAATACCACATCTTTATGATACTAAAATACCAGCAAAAAGTACTACTTTTTAGTTAGTACGTACTAACCAAACTTTGGTAGACCCTAAAATCCATTAAATGTATAATACTTGTATGGAACTTAAAAAGCAGTCAAGAAAACGCCGTCAAGATAGCAACCATGCTGTCTACTGTATTACAAATACAGTAACCGGCGAGCAATACATTGGTATTACCGTTTGCGGTAACCAAGTCCGTAGAGCGTTAAAGATTCGTATTCAGAAGCACGTTCGCCGTGCATTAACTGAAAACAAAGTGTGGGATTTATGCCACAGTATCCGTAAATATGGCTCAGAAAACCATGTGTATGGCCTGTTGGAAATTGTACGTGGACGCAAGCCGGCTCATGCCCGTGAGCGTGAGTTGATCCGTGAATTTAACCCAGCTCTAAATACACACTAAAACGGTTGACCCATAAATCAATTTAATATACAATCATAACATGAAAAGCAAAAAACAACCAAAAAAGACACTAGGTAAACTGTTCCGCGAGCGCATGTTTGCCCTGCCCAAAAAGCCCACACTAAACGAACGCTTGATGCATCGTTTATTTGGTTGACACATAAATCCATTAAATGTATAATACTTGTATAGAAACTAAAAAGGAATCAAAAATGTCAGCAGTTAACACCGTTCAGTATTTTGGTATGTTTACAGATGCCGGTAACACCGAAGTTGCTACCATTGTAGAACATGCCCGTGTTAATAACCTTACTTGGCCAGAGACTTATAATCTGCTTTGCAAATTGCAAACGGTGTCCGGGTACGGTGAGTGTACTGACACCATGGTTCGTGAAATTGTTTACGATGCTTTGAATTTTAAAACTGCATTTTATATCTAAGGAGATATGATGAAAGAACTTAGCCAAATTCTACAAATCAACCAATCTATCATGTTTGGTAATTTTACTAATACCGAGTTGTCTAGCATCATGAGTGCCGTACAGTTTGCTCGTAGCCAAATGACCAAGCAAAAGATCCGTTCGTTTGCCAAGGGTGATACTGTTAAATTTACCAGCAACCGTAATGGCATGACGTACACTGGTACCGTTGAAAAGATTGCTATCAAGTATGTGAATGTCCGCACCCATGTTGGTGTTTACCGAGTACCTGCCAATATGTTGGAGTCTGCATAATGGGATTCTTTAAAGATATCCATTTTGAAATCCTAGAGTGGAAAGCTCAAGGGCGTAGTGTTGAGGATACGTATATCTACTTCAAAGACTATGTTGAGATGGAAGATGTTGTTGCTATTTTTGAAGAAGAATTTGATTGCGATCCTGTAGAAGGATTGGGAAAATGATTATCATTGATATTGGTGCGGTGTTTATCGCTATAGGTTTGGTCATGTTGGTTATTTGTTATTTTTTATGGAGGAAGTTATGAACAAGTTGATTTTGATTGTGGCTCTGGTGATCTTTATAGTTATCATTGGTCCAATTGCTACTATTTGGGCGTTGAACACTTTGTTTCCGGCCTTGGCCATCCCGTTCACCGTTGATACCTGGCTTGCCACGGTGATCGTGGGTGGCGTGTTTAAAACTTCTATCAGTCGAAAGGACTAGTATGAAAACGCTGATCGTGTTTTTGGTTGGTTTTGTAGTTGGTAGTATTGGATTAACCGGTACTGTGAATGTAGTCCAGCATGGATTAGACAAGGTACAGTCTGTTGCAAAAGAGGCATCTGCAAAATGAAAGACCTACTTATCATGTGTGGAATCAAAATTGTTGTTGTTGGCCTAGCCGTTTCGGTTGTGTTGCTTTCTGGTTGCAGTACCGTTTCGGGCATTGGCAAAGATCTTTCGTCAAGTGCCGAATGGACCAAGGAAAAGATGTCGTCCAAGTAATTTTGGGCAAAAGAATTTTGTATTGTGGTTGACTTTAAATTCGAATTAACCTATAATATGAAATATACAGAGTGTGTCTGTATGTGTTTTAACTTAACTTAAATTGGAGTGTTTAAAATGGACAAATTGTTCAAAGTTGGTGGTGTTAGCAAGACTAAAGGTCAATACAAAGTGCGTTTCGCAGGTGATATGACCCGTGTTAAAATCTTGGCCAAGACTGATAGTGATATCAATCTTGTGGAGTTGCCTAAAGCAATGTCTAAGCCAGATTTGGTTACCTTTTTGAAGGGTACCGATTTGTATGCTAACCCATCGTATCGCGATGCCATTGATACGGCTGATGCCAAGTACAATGGTACTGTATCTGCTAAAGCAGGTAAAGTTAAGGCTACCAAGCCTTCGTTGGAAGCTATCAAGGCTCGTGCTGTAGCTAAAGACGCTGTAGCTGAGTAATTAGCATAAGCGGTGGGCTGTAACAAGCCCCCGCTATTAGGAAAGAGTTGAAGGTTACCTAGTCCGTTAGGGGTGAACAGCAGGGATGAATAAACGGTCCCTGTAACCCATGAAGCAGGAGGGTTCTAAAGTAAGGCAAGACACCATCTAGCCCCAGGATAAGGACTATCAAACTCCAGGAAGGCGACGGATAGCTAGGAAGTAATGACTGTAGAACCGATATGTGGTGTTGAGGTTTGAACATAGTTCCTTTAATTTTTTCCTAATAGCGGATAAGGACAAGTGCGTTCTTTTAGAGTCCCGAAAGGGTTCGCTTAATAAAGACTCTATAAAACCCGCAAGTGAATCATGGTGCCACTTCCCAAAACCATCCATGACGAATTTGTTGTAAAGGACCCGCCCGGGTAACGCTGGGCTAGTGTGACCCGCATGAAGGAGAAACGGTGGTCGTACCCCGTGGGTGGTAGTCTTTGAACCGAAAGGCCGTTGGCAACACGAGAGCGGAACCCGTCGGGGAGTGGGTGGAGGGTGTAAGTGATGAATAGACTAGTTGGGGCAACTTGACGAAATTTCTGATACACTATAATTACCACCGGGGTTCGCAGAGCATTTTGTTTGTATAGGTAAGTATTTGAGATGGAAACATAGGTAAGTGTGCAGACGTGTACACTATACGGGCCTAACTGGCGTGGAACAGGTCCTGATATAACTAACCATACGCTATTGCACGGAAGCCCCGGACGCATAAATTGGTACTCAAATACTTTCCTATATAAATACTAAACAATGGATAATAAAAACCCCGTGGACTCGTATTACTACTCCGAGCAAGAGTGGGCAAGATTAGGCTGTGGTCCATTACCTCTTGAGCGTAATAAAGAGCAACAACGCAAACAATCGCATCAAGATGCCGCGGCTAAAGGTAATCCCAAGATTGACAATAATGTAGTAAAGGGATATAATTAAAATGGGTTGGTTGGCGTTTTTAATAGTTGGTAGTGTTATAGTATACCTGTTGATCGAGTTAAAAGACTGGGTTGACAAGCAATAGGTAGTTCAACGTCGTTGATAAATAGTTATATGACACTACCAGCATCCGGACAAATTGCACTCAGCGACGTTTCAACAGAAACGGGACAATCAAGCCCTTCTCTAAGTTGGGTTAAAGCCAATACCAAAGACAACGTTTCAGATATGAATTCGTTGCACGGTCGTGCATACTATCAAAACAATAACTCTGGTAACTGTAATAACGGTAATTGTACTAATAATTGTAATTGTGGAAATATTGGTGGTGACAACTGTTTTATCACTGGCGCTATAAACTGTGCTAACTGCGACGCTCAATCGTGGTTGCAGGCTAACTGTAATTGTAACTGTACTTATAACTGTACATATTCCGCATCGGCTAGCCATAATTGTAACTGCGATTGTAACTGCGATTGCTTCTGGTCCGATGACACCCTAAAGAACCGAGAAACTGTAATTGAAAACGCACTTGACATTGTACGTCAATTAGATGGTTTTTATTATACCGGTAACGAATTGGCCGCAAGCCTAGGATTAGATACCCAACGTGATGTTGGTGTTAGCGCAAATAAAGTTAAACAGCATTTCCCTGTCGCATTGGGTACTAATTTGCCCGATACAGATATTCTAAGAGTTAGATACGAACGTTTGATTCCTTTATTGTTAGAAGCACTAAAGCAATTAGACAACAAAGTTGAACAAATCAAAAAATAAGGTTACTATGCAATTTGAAATTCATGCCGAGCGTAGTGCTACGGATAAGAAAGTATTCTATTACGACAACGTAACAAATACGCTATCTACGTCTGACAATAATGTGTATGAATACCCCAAAGAAGAAAAAGAACCAGATGGTTATTACTATCCGGAAGTTCGTGCTTTTTCCAAAGACGACCCTCTACGTAAAAGCACAAAGATTGGTATCCTTAAAATACAACTTGGCCTAAGTTGCAATTACTCCTGCGATTACTGTAGTCAAAAATTTGTTGAGCGTCCAGCAGAGACCAGTAAAAAAGACATTGATGCTTTTATGACCAAGTTAGAAGTGCTTGAGTTCAGTGAAGAAAAAGGTCTGAAGATTGAATTCTGGGGCGGTGAACCATTTGTGTACTGGAAAACATTTAAACCTCTAGCCGAAGCATTGCAAGAAAAATTCAGTTCGTGGAAAAAGCGTCCACAGATGAGTGTTATTACCAACGGCAGTTTGCTAACACGAGAAATAGGATCCTGGTTATACTACATGGGATTTAATGTAAGCATCAGCCACGATGGACCAAATCAAACAGTACGTGGCCCAGATCCTTTTACGGATCCAGCTAAGAAAAAGATTCTTATGGAATTCTACAATGTGATGAAGCCGCAAGGTCGTTTTAGTTTTAATACCATGATGAACCGACGTAACACCAGCCGTAAAGATGTATACGATTGGTTTGTAGAATTTACCGGCGACCCAACTGTTATCATTGGCGAAGGTGCCATGGTTGACGCCTACGACGAAGATGGTTCTAACAACAGCCTAGACACACTAGAAGAACATTTTGAATATCGCAAAACATCATTCAATGACATGTACTCCACTGGCGGCCGTATTAACTTTGCAGGTGTCACTGGCAAGATTGATGGCTTTATTCGAGATGTATTAAAGCACAAAGAATCAAAGTACGTAGGACAGAAGTGTGGAATGGACAACGATCATACCATTGCTGTGGACTTGACTGGTAATATTGTTACTTGCCAGAACGTAAGCGTTAAAGAAACAAGTAAAAATGGCGAAAGCCACCTTGGAGGTAATCTAGACGATTACGAAAATGTTAGATTGAAATCAGTCACACATTGGTTAAATCGACCCAATTGTCAAGACTGCCCTGTGTTACACTTATGCAAGGGCAGTTGTATGTATCTAGATGGCAAGTATTGGGACATCACTTGTAACAATGCCTACAGTGATAATGTTCCGTTGTTTGCACTAGCAATTGAAAAAATGACAGGATATATTCCTGTCATGATCAAAGGTGGTAACTTGCCACCAGAGCGTGAAGACATTTGGGGTACTGTACTAACCCACCAAGAAAAGTCTAAGAAAAAGATTATACCTATTAAGGTGATAACAGAAAAGATTGCAGTGATTGACGATATTGAAGTATACGGCCAATCTCGAGTAGAGGAATAATATGACACAATTACAAGAATTCATTGATGCTTGCAAAAGCATTGAGGCATTTGTAGATGTAAAGGCTCAAGAGCCAACAGACGTTATGATGGCACAAATTACGCCAGCATATACATTTTCGGTGAAGCCAACACTATTTACATTTACATTTAAAGACAGTACAGGAACGCCTAGAGATATTACAATTATCGTTCCTTACGAAGTGTGGTCTGTTGCAGGACATCCCCCGGTTAGCGAATTCCGTGAAGTAGCCGACCGTTTTGCTATTGTTCCACAAACACACGTATTCTTTTTAAAACCGGATACAGTAGACAGCATTGTTCTGCGCGGTCATAGTATTGTACCTATTGCTGATCCAGAGCCAGCATTGGCTGATGTACTTAACCGTTTACGCACCTTAGATCAGGTAACTACTGCACAGGCCTTCTTGGTTGTAGATACTGCTATTATTGCCGAAGCTGGTAACGATGCTATCGTAATTGATTGCGGCATTAAAGATTTAACTGCTACTAGATTCCCGGGCATTGGAAATTATGTAGACGATGTAGTTCAAGTTACATTGCCTAAAAGCATTTATAGCGATCCAGAAAAACAAGATCGTATCTGTCAACTTGTGGTAGATAAGATTAATGAAAATAGAGTTATTCAGTAGTCCACTCTGGACCTTTGATTTATCAGCGAGCCAGCCGGAACTAGCAGAGTTAGTTAGGCTCGATGGATTAAACTTTAGTCAGCATGTCAACGAACAACAGAAGATTAATCCTGTACATACCAAGCACTATAGTTTCCTGGACTTTGCCGGTTACGGTACAAGCGCATTAAGACAGTATACAGTAGATGCTATAGAGTCAATTGCACAAGAACGTCGATGGCCCGAGTACAATTTAGACTTACGTACCAGACATAATGTTATAGCACCAGGTCGGTGCGATACCCCACATCACCACAGTGACCTAGACATGGTAGGAATTTACTATGTTGACTGCCCGCCTAACTCTGGAGACTTACTGCTACTTGATGCCCGAGGTTCAGTTAATCTAGCATGGCAAGAACCCTTAGTAACAGCCGATAGCGAAGGGCGCACCGGCAGAATCTATTACCGTGTTGAGCCAAAAGTTGGAACCTTACTTATGTTTCCTAACTATCTATTCCACAGCGTTGAAACAAATCTAAGCACAGAAAATAGAATATCTGTAGTAATGGATATTAGAATCATACATGAAGACCAATCTTGAATACGCAGTAGTTGGTGGCGGCACCGCTGGGTGGCTCACCGCACTATTTGTCAAGTCACAATTTCCCTATAGCGAAGTTACTGTAATAGCCAGCAGTGAAATTGGCATATTAGGTGCCGGCGAAGGAACCACTCCACCATTTGTAAACTTTTTAAATCAGATTGGTATTAATCCTTTAGACATTATTGCACAGGCCCGTGGTACAGTTAAGAACGGAATACGTTTTGTAAACTGGCGTGGAGTAAATGATTATTATGATCATAATTTTTTAGCAGATTCGGGCATGGGCGATCGAGCGTTGCATTTTGACGCTAACCTGCTGGCCAAGTTTTTACAAACACAAGGCTTAGCACGTGGTATTAAATTAATTGACAGCGAAGTTGTTGCTGTAACAGGCAGTGACACTATTACTGGTTTAGTGCTTAAAGATCAAACTACAGTCCCAGTAGATTTTGTGTTTGATTGCTCGGGTTTTGCTCGCTTAATCAT